AAGACATTCTTAATTATTATACTGAAGATGAAATAAATCAGTGTAATAGGTTTATAAGACACCAAAGAGATTTAGACTTTACATATGCTGGTCTACAACAAATTGTGGACAAGTATTTGGTACAAGACAGGTCAAGTAACACATTATATGAAACACCACAGTTCATGTACATGATGATTGCAATGACGTTATTTAAAGATTATAAAGAGAGTAGATTAAGTTATGTCAAAGGATATTATGATGCCATATCACAGTTTAAAATTAACATACCCACACCCATCATGGCAGGGGTCAGAACTCCACTCAGACAATTTGCATCATGCGTCTTGGTTGACTCAGACGACACACTCGATTCAATCTTTTCGAGTGACATGGCAATCGGAAAATACGTTGCACAAAGAGCTGGAATTGGAATTAACGCAGGAAGAATTAGAGGAATTGGGTCAAAGATACGTGGTGGAGAAGTTCAACATACTGGAGTTGTCCCTTTTCTTAAGAAATTTGAAGCAACGGTTAGGAGTTGCACACAGAATGGCGTCCGAGGTGGAAGTGCAACGGTACATTTCCCAATCTGGCATCAAGAAATCGAAGATATCCTCGTACTTAAAAACAATAAAGGAACAGAGGACAACAGAGTAAGAAAGTTAGATTACTCTATACAGATATCAGAACTATTCTATAAGAGATTCTTAAAGAATGAAGATATATCATTATTCTCACCACATGATGTTAAAGGTTTATACGAGGCGTTTGGAACGCCAGAGTTTGATGAACTCTATGAAAAGTATGAACGTGCAACCAGTATTCCTAAACAGAAGATTGGTGCAAGAGAATTATTTACAAGTTTATTAAAAGAAAGAGCAGAGACTGGCCGTATTTACATTATGAATATAGACCATTGCAATACGCATAGTAGTTTTATCGACAAGGTTAACATGAGTAACTTATGTCAAGAGATAACACTACCCACCGACCCTATCAGTCATATTGATGGGGAAGGTGAGATTGCGTTGTGCATCCTATCTGCAGTTAACATAGGTATCTTAAAGAACTTTGATGAACTTAGTACTTTATGTGACCTTGCAGTTAGAGGGTTAGAAGAACTAATAGACTATCAGAAATATCCAGTCATTGCAGCTGAGAAATCAACAAGAGCAAGACGTTCATTAGGAATAGGATACATTGGTCTTGCACATTTCCTTGCAAAGAATAAGGTTAAGTACGATGACCCCGAAGCACATAGATTAGTACATGAACTAACCGAGAGATTCCAGTACGAGTTATTAAAATCATCTAATCAGATTGCATCCGAGAAAGGTGCATGTGAATACTTCCATAAAACTAAGTATGCACAAGGAATATTACCCATCGATACCTATAAAAAGGATGTTGACAGTATCACACCAAATGAGTTACAATGTGACTGGGATAAACTTAGAACATGCATCAAAGTACATGGTCTAAGACACTCAACTCTTACTGCACAGATGCCTTCAGAGTCCTCTAGCGTGGTCTCTAATGCAACGAATGGAGTAGAACCCCCTAGAGATTACCTTTCAGTCAAGAAAAGTAAAAAAGGAACCCTAAAACAGGTAGTTCCACAGTATAGTATACTTAAAAACAATTACACGTTACTATGGGATATGCCTAGTAATGAAGGATATATTAAAGTACTTGCAGTGATGCAAAAGTTCTTTGACCAAGCGATTAGTGGTAACTGGTCTTACAACCCCGAAAATTATGACAAGGGTGAAGTACCAGTATCAGTCATGGCTCAAGACATGTTGAACACATACAAGTATGGATGGAAGACATCATATTACCAAAACACAATGGATGGTAAAGTAGAGGATGTAGTTACAGACCCTAATTCAGCGTCTAATGATTACATACCACCAATGATGCATTCTGCACCAAGTGAAGATGAGGAAGATTGCGATGCCTGTGCCATATGATGAAAAGACTGTAATATATACGTATCCCGACGACGAGAGAATGGATAAGGATGGAGAGAACCATTTAAGAATAAGTGGTAGAACCAATCAACTAACTTGGGACTTAATGAAAGACAGGTTTGTTGTCTTACGTAATTTCATTCCTAAAGATATTATTAACTTATCATTAGATACATGGAAGACTATTGAACACAATGGTGCATGGGATGAAGCAATATTCAAAAGAGAACATGAAATCACTCAAAACTCACCTAAAGATTCTTTAGGAAAATCTAAAGCTAATTACTGCACTCCGATGGCAGTTTCCCTACATAGATGGCTAAAGGAAAAATTAGATAACGTAATTGATATGGGGTTAAGAGAAACATACTCTTACACTCGGAAATATGAAAGAGGTGCATATCTAAGAGCTCACACTGATAGACCATCATGTGAAATAAGTGCAACAATCTGTTTAGATTATAAAACAGATGATAATGCACCATGGAAGATATGGGTACAGAATGATGATAACTATGTCGACATGGGTTGCATGGATGAAGTGTATGATATATCTCAAGGGATATCACATAGAAATAGAAGAGGTATTCCAATAAGTTTAGAGCCTGGTGATGTTTTATTATATCAAGGGCCTAATGTAATACACTGGAGAGATTACTTAGTAGGTGACTACTCGTATCACATCTTCTTACACTTCTTCAATGAAGATAGTAAGTTGTTGAACATAGACAAAATGCATACAGATATGGAAGACCATTTTGCACTATCGTTTGATGGAAGACCACATAGATATGCAGATGAGACATACAATGTTGAAACTGGTGTATACAATGATGCAGAAACAGGTAAAACCAAAAAAAGGTTTAAAGAGTTTGCAAACATATATCATAACGTAGTAGATAAGAAAGCTAACTTTGCAAATAATTATGATGATTTTGAATTAGACACAAGAAAAAAGAGGGCCGTGAAGGAATGACAGTATTTAACAAAAAAAATGTAGATTTTACAAAAGAGTCCATGTTCTTCGGTGAGGAATTAAACACGCAAAGATTTGACACATTCAAGTATCCTATATTTGACAAACTAACACAGACACAACTATCATTCTTTTGGAGACCCGAAGAGGTATCCCTACAGAAAGATAGAGGTGATTACCAAACACTTTCTGACGCACAGAAACACATCTTTACCTCTAACTTGAGGTATCAAACTTTACTCGACTCAGTTCAAGGAAGAGCTCCATCCATAGCATTCTTACCGTTTGTGAGCCTGCCTGAACTTGAGTCTTGTATTATCACATGGGATTTCATGGAGACTATTCATTCACGAAGTTATACTCATATTATAAAGAATGTTTATAGTGACCCTAGTGAGATATTTGACACAATCCTAGACGAACCAGCAATTGTAGCTAGAGCAGAACAGGTAACAGAAAAGTATGATAAGTTTATACAACTAGGAAGACGTAGATTACTAGGTCTTAAAGTTGATGATTACGAGCTTAAGAAAGCATTATACCTTGCATTGGTATCAGTTAACATCTTAGAAGGAGTTCGTTTCTTCGTATCCTTTGCATGTTCTTTTGCATTTGGTGAGTTAAAACAGATGGAAGGAAGTGCAAAAATCATATCTCTTATTGCAAGAGACGAAGCACAACATCTTGCAATCACACAACACATTCTTAAAGCTTATAAGAAACAAGAGAACGACAAAATGATGTTAAAAATCATGAAAGAATGTGAAGAGGAAGTATATGATATGTATCGTGATGCAGTCCAACAAGAAAAGGATTGGGCAGACTTCTTATTTAAGGATGGTTCTATGATTGGACTATCTACTGCATTACTTGGACAATACGTAGAGTACACAGCAAACAAAAGATTACGTGCATTGGGTCTGAATCCATTGTTTGATATCTCTTCAACAAACAACCCTTTACCTTGGACATCACATTGGTTCAACAGTAGAGGATTACAGAATGCACCACAAGAGACGGAAATAGAATCCTATCTAATTGGGGGTATAAAACAGGACGTAGACGACGATACGTTTGAAGGCTTTGAGTTGTAATGCACGATTGTGTTGTCATGTTCAGTGGTGGGGTTGAATCTACTGCTTTATTAAACTGGTGTGTAGAGAAAGGTAAGAAACCTATTGCACTACATTCACTATGGGACAACCCCATCACAACAGCAAATCAACTACATAGTAATATTACACAGATATGTGATATGTTGGATGTAGATTTGATTACTCATGAGCATCCTAAATATGACCATGATGAAAGGTCAGAAGAATACTTTCATTCTGCTAGACATTGGTCAATTGCATGTTTAAGTGCATTGACTCAGTTCCCACATATAGAAGAATACTATTGGGGTGTGAACAGTGGGATGATAAACTATGCAGATGACCATAAACACTATTCTGATTGGCCATGGGTGCCACGTGCATGGGAGTTTCAAATAGTATTTGAATTCTATGCAAGGTTGATGAACAAGAATCACAACTACAGACTTTATCCACCTCTTGGTGGAATGACCAAGATGGAACAGTGGTCATCAATACCAGTGGATATAAGACAATACGTCAATTCATGTGCATTAGGTTACCCAAACCAATGTGGTGAATGTGACAAATGCTTGGAATATAAACATTTAACAAAAATATCGGGATTTTAATATGATAGAAATATTTGGAAAAACACAATGTCCATTCTGTGATAAAGCAAAAGCTTTATGTGAGAAAGAAGGACTAGAATACACTTACAAACAGTTGGACACAGACTTCACAAGAGAAGAACTCTTTGAAGAGTTTCCAACTGCAAGAACCTTTCCACAAATCAGAGTCAGAGAAACAGAAAATACTTGGACTTACATAGGTGGATATGACAAACTTGCAGAGTTCGTAAAACACGGAGACGTTTGGGAAGACTAATGAAACAAGTTCATGTATATCTCAATGTAAAACATAGCCAGACAGCTATAGATTTAAGACTTGAGCATATTGCAAGAACACTTGATAAAGATTTAGTAGAGATTAGAATTTACACGTGTGGGGAAGATTTCTTTAAAAAAGATATTGATAGACCACTACCATTCGGAATGATTGATGGTAAAGCTAAATCAAATGATAACTTTTTCAAGGAAATCGTAGGAGATAAAGTTGAAGATTAGATTACACTGCAACGACTGTAAATCAGAGTGCATAGTAGAACATGAAATGGATTCACACCAGTATGGAATCGAACATTGTCCATTTTGTGGCGCACAAATGGATGAAGATACAATAGAAGAGGTATTTGAATACGACGATTAGGGCCTTGACTACAGGGTAGATTTTTTGATATAATATGACACAACTGAGAAGAAAGGAACATTACCCCTTGATTGACATTCAAATAAATGGTCAAATTGCACAAAAACGTCGAATTCGTACCTTTGTGAAGTCCTGTATTGCCTATCTTTCCCCTAAATTACGTAGGGATATAACCATAGAACTAAATGTTATAACTAGATGTGAGAATAATCACTATGCTTTATGTTGGGGTGACCGTGATGAGGTCATTATAGAGATTGCACGTGGTAGTAATGGACTAGAATTCACTCTAGAAGACCAAATGTTGAATCTTGCACATGAATTAGTTCATGCAAAACAATTCTTAACTGGACAACTCAGTCCAGTTCGTCAAAAATGGAAGAAAAAGGACTACTCTAAGGCACCATATAGCCGTCAACCTTGGGAGCGAGAAGCCTACGCAAAGGAAGAAAAACTGTATAAAATATTTTGGGAATAAGCCCGAAATGCCTTGACAACAGGGCCGAAAGAGTGTTATACTATACGTATGGAAAATAAGAGAGTAAAGATAAAAAGAATCTTCATCGATATGGATGGAGTATTAGCCGATTTCAACACTGGTGTTGAAAAACTAACAGGGAGAGAATTCCCTAACACCGACCAAGGTCATAATGACTATGACTTAAGGAAGGAAGAGTTAACAAACAAAAGACTGTTCAGAATGTTACCACCTATGCCTGATATGCATGAATTGGTTGGTTACGTTAGACACACTAAACTACCGTGGGAAATACTCACTGCAGCTGGTGTTATAAACAGAGAGTTGGTTGTGTATGATAAGAACGAGTGGATTAAAGAACATGTTAGTCCTACTGTTGTTGTTACTTGTACTATGACTGGTAGTCAGAAAGGTATGTTTGCAATCAAAGGAAGTGTCCTTATTGATGACAGACAAAAGAACCTTGATGCATGGGTAGAACATGGTGGTATTGGAATACTACACACTAGTGCAGCTGATACAATTGCACAACTTAAAGTATTAAGAAATGGTGACTAAGGGGTTGTAGCTCAATCGGATAGAGCAACTGCCTTCTAAGCAGTAGGTTATAGGTTCGATTCCTATCAGTCCCGCCACCATTTCTAAACACACTAAATAAGAGTAAGGAATAATCCTTACTTTTTGGTATATATTATGGAAACACAAAATAGATTTGCAGAAGATAGACACATAGAAGACCTTGGAGAACATGTTCTCCTTTATCGTGGTTGGACAGACGACGAGTTCATAGACTATGTCATGGGAATATACAAAAAATGTGAAGCCAGAGGTTTAACACTTCCAAGAGCTCATTACGACACAACTTTAATAACAAAAAAGAGTGATGACGCAATCAGCATGACTTCAGTACCCGAGTCATACTTCGGTAGTCAGATGAATAGAATACTATCTATCTTTGAAGAACCCGATGGTGTTATCGATGAGTGGTTTCAAAAGTACCCAGTCCAAGATAACTACAGAGGTCTTATGGTCAGTGGTGCAAAAATTCAAAAGACATTACCACAACAAGGATATCATATCTGGCATTGTGAACACTGTAATTGTCCATCTAGTTCTAAATCCCTACTTGCATGGGCAATCTTCCTTAATGACGTTGAGGAAGGTGGAGAGTTAGAATTCCTATACCAATCATTACGTATCAAACCCAAAAAAGGTGACATAGTATTGTGGCCTGCTGGTTTCACTCATATGCATAGAGGTAATCCACCTCTCAAAGGAGAGAAATATATAGTAACAGGATGGATAGACTATGCTTAACAAACTATGGAATAAGATAAAAGAATTACTGAAGAGATTTTTTTGGTTCATTTGGACATGGATTAAACATCTCTTTAAAGCAGAATACAAGATTACCATTTACAGACAATCTGAGGGTGGTAACATGTACAAGTCGGAATATATGTCAAGAAATATCATGGTAAATAGACCGAAACATTTAAAATTCAAAGACTATGAAACTAAGAACGTTATAGAAATACGTTCAGTTCTAGGACTTGAAGTAAAAATTGAGGAGATAGATTAATGAATCAGTTAACTATGGGTCTTCTAGTAGCAGTGGGATTGTTTTGTTTCTTTTTGTATAATGAGAATCAAACACTTACACAAAATAACATTAAGTTAGAAGCTGCAGTAGAAGAACAACAACGTGCCATGGAAGTGATGAAAGAGAACTTTGAAAAACAAGGGAAAGCATTGCAGAACATGAGTCGTAAAAATGCATCGATTGAAGCAGAAAAGGCGGAGTATCTACAAATATTCCAAAGACATAATTTAAGCGCTCTTGCAGTTGCAAAGCCTGGCATAATGACAGGAAAGGTCAATCGTGCAACGGATAGAGTATTTGAGGGAATCGAAGATGATACAAAGGAAATATATAACCTTGATGAGTCTAATCGCACTGATAACGATTAGTGGATGCTCGTTAATTGGAACGAAACAAGTAGAGATAGTATCTAAACCATTAGAAATAGATATAATTCAACCTACACTTCCAAGACCTATTGAAATGACATCACCTAATTGGTATGTCGTATCTGAGGCAAAGAAAGACAATCTATGTGTTGCAACATTATCGTATGACCCTAAAAGATTCGAAGAGAAAGACGGAGTACAAGTAGAAAAACTTAAACGTCCTAAGACATGTAACCTTGAGGACAGAGACAATCCCGAGTGGCCAGTCGATTACTCACATCTTGACTATTTCTTAGATGAAATGAAAGAACAGAATGGTGGTGAGGTTGTATTTGTTGCAACGACTATAGGTGATTATCAAGTCATGAGTGCAAATATGCAAGAACTCAAACGATACATCAAACAGTTAGGAGAAGTAGTTGTATACTACAGAGACGTAACTATCAAAACACCCAAGGGTAACGAAAAGGGGGTTGCAGTACAGATAGAGAAAAAGAATGACTAAGTGGTGGGAGATACTTTGGAAACAGAATCCCAAGACTGATATTGACCATGGGCCTGACCCCGATGACATTACAGTAGATAATGCATACAAGACAAGATGGATATGGTATCACACTATTCTTGCAATAGGTATCTTCATGTCAAACGTCATTCTCATTGCAATACTTTTACTATTGGCAATTAAATTATGAAACCAGCGACATACAAGCAGTCTTTTTATCAGCCTGCACAACATAGAATATTACAATTATTCCCAACACCATTTCTAAGAGGTCACATAGGATTTCCGCCTGACCAAATTATCAGAGATATAGATAGACTCATTGATATGGTTGCAGACAAAGATAACAAAGACAAACTCTGTAACTACACATCTTATTTTGATAATGATATAAGAGAAATGACACATAAGTTACCATGGTTTAATGACTTTGCTAACATCATGAAAGATACCTATATTGAATTCATACGTACACAATTCAACACAGAGGTTAGACATCTATCTAGAAAGGATATACATCTGTTTGCATGGATTAATAGATATGATGCAGAACATGACCATCAAGTCCACAATCATGTTGACTCACATATCAGTGGAACCTACTATGTAAACAATTCGGATAGACCAATCAAGTTTTGGAATCCAAACATGGCAGCTCAATATGCACATAATGGTACTGAAGATATGATTAAGTTTGATGATTTACCTAATATGGGATTCACAGGTTGTCAAGGGTTTCAATCAGAAATGATGTTTGAACCATCGGCTGGTGATTTCTTACTTTGGCCGTCTTATTTGATGCACTCGGTTCCGCCCACTGGAAATAGCGAACAGGAAGAACTCAGATATTCCGTGTCATTTAACTTAAAACATAGACAAGAACTTAATGACAATGAAACAGGGGATGCACTATATTATAGTGATGTATTTGGTGAATAAATATGTGGGAGATATGGAAACATGCTCTTGGAGCATTTGACGAAGAGGATGGATACAACCCTCAAAACGAGAACAAGATTGCGATAATCAGAACAATCATAGTAGGAATTAACATCCTATGTGGTCTTCTAATTATGGTAAACATTATAATGGATTGGTTATGAAAAAGACATACGCACTAGATGAACTTTATGCAATAAACCCTAAGCTTGAACACACATATGAGAATGGTGTTATTACTATACACGATTTCTTTGAAAACCCCGAAGACCTATACGAACACATATCTAGTAGACAATATCCTATGTGGAAATATTCTACAGAGAGAGATTCACCTAATGGTACTGTATACAATGACTGCCGTATTACAGACAAGATAGGACATCCTACTAGAATAGGTATCAATGAGAACGAGAGAATACTGGACATCTGTAGACGATATTGGTGGAAAGGTGATTATGACTATCAACAGATTCATGAGTTCAATTGTTTCCAAACCATAACAGAGTTTGACCCAAAGATGCAACACTATCCACACATTGATAGTGCATTCATTACACCCGACGATAAATCTACACTGAATATGTTAGTCTATATGGACAAAGAAGAGTCTGGCGGGACTGCAGTATATAAAGGTGAATGGATTACTAACATGGAACATATGGGTGTTCTCTATGAAGTAGAGAAAGACTTCGAGATAGACTATATAATACCAGCCAAATTCAATACATGTGTTATCTTTACAGGTAACAAACTACATGGTGCATGGATAGATGACTACAAGAAATATTGTGAGGACTCATGGAGATACTCATATGTAAGATTCTTCCATCCTAATAACGATAGACGTAACAATGCCTAAAAGAAAGATAGTAGTACAATCTCAACAAGAAAAGGATGCAGTCGAAGAAACTGAATCTAGTTCTAATATCTTAATGATTGCAGATAGTGTATTGACGATAGACACATGTGATGTTATAATAGAACAGTTGTCTTTATTACCAGTAGAGAATGTACAACAAGAAGAGAACGGACAGATATGTCCCGATGATTTATCTGCATTGGATAGGTCTTGGAGATATACACATCCACAGACTGGTCATGATGTTGCAGTTTTAGAACAGGGAACATCACAGTTTGAAATAGTGATGCAGTTAGTAGAACCTTATATGCCAAAGAACAGAGATTTTGGTGAGGTTACATATGCAACTATAATGCAGTATCCAAAGGATACTATGTTTAATTGGCATAAAGACTCAGCTGATATGCAAGACACAGGAACTTGTATCTTCATGTTGAATGAAGAATACGAAGGGGGTAGGTTGAATGTTGAAGGACATACAATACTACCAAGAAGAGGCACTATGGTAGCATTTAACAACTCAACGGAGAGATGGCATAGTGTAGAACCCATATTTGCAGGCGAGAGATACGTTTTTGCAATATGGTTTAAAAGGGCAGAGGAAGACCAAACCCATGACAACGAAACTTAAATGCAGTGAATGTGATAAAGAATTAGAAATGGAAAAAATCAAATACCACACAAATCCTAAACAGTCACCAGTGCATGTCTTTTGTGATGCATATTGTAGTCACGACTGGCATGTTAGAAATAAACCCCGAACCAAGGAGAGAAATGCCGATAAAATTTAAACCAACCCAAAAAACTGTTGCACGTGGAACAAAAGTAGTAACCACAACTCATTACTATATCAAGTCAACACCATTACAAGAACTGATTGATGAGTACAACAAAATTAAAAGTACCAAGGGTAAAGGGAAATTAAGGCAAAAAATATCTAATGAGTTTGCACGAAGAAAAAAGAAAGGATTGCCATATGCAATCTTTAGAGAACCAGTAAGTGAAAATGGTTGATGGTAATCTAATTACACCTTTTGGCCCACCAGTATGGGTTGGAAAGATGGACATGTCTGTTATTGATGAAGTCAATGAACAGATAGAATCACGCAGGTACAGTAAAGAACATAAAATAGGTTCCAACTTACTTGCTGGTAGAGTCCACTCTCAGATATCTATTGTAGATGTGATGTCTGATACGACAAAGAACCATATTCTAGACCATGCAGTGACATGGGCCCAAGGGACTGGTATGGAAGTTGTCAATGAACAGCTGCAAATAGACAACCTTTGGGTCAATCTACAAAAAGAGTTTGAGTATAATCCTATCCATGCACATGATGGTTTGTTTAGTTTTGTATTCTACACAAAAAACACAATTTTACGTGATACTGCAATCGATAATGAATTCGATAGTAATATCAACACAGAGTCTAAACCACTAGCTGGTCATATAGACTTACATTATGGAGAGAACAATTTTATGAATTGGACTTCCATGTCACATTACCCCGAGAAGGGAGATATACTTATCTTCCCATCGTGGTTAAATCATTCAGTCTATCCATTCCATGACCCTAAAGGTGAAAGGATATCGGTGGCTGGTAATATACACTATAAATAGTGAGAGGATAAATTATGGGATTTTGGACAAAATTTACAGATTTCCTTGGTTTCGAAACTGTCAGAGCAAGAGACTCAAAAGGTCGTTACGTTGCAGATGATAAATCAACACCCGATGTTGATGAATCTAAGAAGAGAGTTTATAAGAGTAGAACCAAGAAGAAATCTTACAAACCCAGTATAGATAATAACGGATAAGATTTTTGGGGCTGTAGCTCAGTTGGGAGAGCGACTGCCTTGCACGTAGTAGGTCGCAGGTTCGACCCCTGTCAGCTCCACCAGTCTCTATCCACAACAGGAGAAATATATGAGAAATATATTATGTACATTATTGTTTTCAATAATGAGTTTAGGAGTTTCAGCTCAGTCATTCGACTTTACAGGTGAAATAGGTTATGATTCAGATTATGTATGGAGAGGTGTCTCACAAGGCAATCAACCAGCATTTTCTATAGGTGGTACCGTTGTACACAATACAACTGGACTATATGCTGGAGTATGGAATTCAGACGTTGAGTTTGATGATGCAACTTCAGAGACAGACTTTTATGGTGGAATAATTCTACCAATATCAGATACAATCAATCTCAACGTAGGGTACATTAGATACACATACGATGGTACGGTTGCATCTTTTGAAGAGTTATATGTCATTGCAGACATAGGTGACCTCTCATTATCATACTATCAAGATATTGATACAAATGATAACTATGCAGAGGTTGGTTACAACTTATGGTTCATTCCAGTATTGGATGTGACATTGGTTGGTGGTCTATATGACAGTGAAGAAACCTTTGGTCAGTTAGATGTTAGTTATTCATTTAACGACAGCTGGTCATTGAATGGTATTATTGGTCAAGATGTTTTTGAAGACCAAGTTGCAGATAGTTTTTCAGTAGGCATACTTTACACCTACTAATCCCCTAAATATAATGTGGCACATGAGTGTCACATTATCGTGACAAGTACGTAACAAGAGTAAGTAGGTATATCCGAAGTCACCGACGTTATCGAAAGACACACCAACATAGGAGATAAAAATGCAATATATAGCATCATTGTCTACCGAGTATCTAAGGACACAAGGCAGACGATTTCATAGGATGATGAAGAGTGGTCGTTTAAATAAAGTATGTAATACTTTTATGTAAATAGCCTCTTGAAAGAAACCCTTTATTGTCTTATAATAGGAATATGAAGGGTTTTTTATATCCCTAAATAAATTAAACAAAACATTATTATTATATTATTAGGAGTTATAAATGTTTGAAGTGATTACGATTAAGACCGATGGTCTAGGTGTTACATCTGAGGATGTTAACAGATTAAAGCTGTCATTAGATAGACAAAGAAGTCTAAACAATGATGGAATGTCCATTGCAAGATTATCTTGTTATACCGATGACCCTACAGGTCTCGATGAAGGAATCAGAGTTATCCCACTACTAAAAGACGAGAGAATCATTCATCCCGAATGGTATCAAATTCTTTTATGGGATGGTGATATGAAAGGACTCAGAGAAGAGTCTAAATGTACCTATGTAAATGCAAGAGTTGTTGCACGTAACATGTGTACCTCTATCATATACGAAGGACTACCTAATAAAGGTACAACCTCAGAATGTAATTTCGAATTCACAGATGAAGAAACTGCATCAATCGAAGCGAATGAAACATCATTCTTATATCAAGAAAGAAACTGGATGGAAGAAGGAGATACTCAATATTTCCCACACTTCTGTGGATTCGTA